AGATGAAAACATTTAACACAAAAAAAATAGACTGGATGAAACAACCCATGTTCTTTGGTGAAGAGCCAAATGTACAAAGGTTCGATCAACAAAAGTATCCTATATTTGAGAAGTTGAATCAACAACAACTAGGTTTCTTCTGGAGACCTGAAGAGGTATCTTTACAGAAAGATAGAAACGATTATGCTTCTCTAGGTGTTGAACAAAAACATATCTTTACATCTAATCTAAAATATCAAACACTATTAGATAGTGTACAAGGTCGTGGTCCGTGTCTAGCATTTCTACCTTATTGTAGTCTACCTGAATTAGAATCTATGTTAGTTGCATGGGACTTTAGTGAAACGATACATAGTAGATCATACACTTACATAATGAAAAATGTATATGCTGATCCCACAGAAGTATTAGATACTATTATCGATACGCCAGAGATCATGGCAAGAGCAAAAACTGTGACAGAAGCATACGATAAGTTTATTACCTATGCAAATAGATATTATCTAACAGGCAAAGGTGATACAAAAGAACTTAAAAGATTATTATATCTTACACTAATCAATGTTAATATATTAGAAGGTATAAGATTCTATGTATCATTTGCTTGTTCATTTGCCTTTGGTGAATTAAAACTTATGGAAGGTAGTGCTAAGATTATATCTTTAATCGCAAGGGATGAGAACTTACACCTGGCTGTATCGCAGAATATGATTAACAATTATCGAAACAAAGAGAACGATAAGGAGATGTTGAAGGTCATCAAAGAAAATGAGAAAGAAGTATATAAGATGTATGATGACGCTGTACAACAAGAGAAAGATTGGGCAACATATCTATTCGATAAAGGCTCAATGATAGGTTTGAATGATAAACTATTAAATCAATATGTAGAATATATGGCAAATAGAAGACTGAAATCAATAGGATTGAAAGCAGTTTACGATCAACCGGTGACTAACAATCCATTACCATGGACAAGACACTGGTTAAATAGTCGTGGATTACAGAATGCTCCTCAGGAAACTGAAATAGAAAGTTATGTTGTAGGAGGTATAAAACAAGATGTTGAAAAAGATAGCTTTAAAGGATTCAAACTCTAATGATAGAAGACAAAAAAAAGTGTGAAAATTGTGGCTGCGAATATGAGTTAAAGCACGATCTTCCTGAAAATGATTACAAGGCAAGATTTTGTCCTTTCTGTGGTGAAGAGGAAGAAGATAATGAAGATTTTGAAAATGTAGAAGATAGATATGAAGACTGGAACTAGACAATACAACTGGTACTGGTCACATAAAGGTCAAATCGTAGAAGAACTACCTAAAGATTGTGAAGCATTTGTATATCTGATTACAAATACTATAAATGGCATGATGTATGTAGGTAAGAAGTTAGCAAAATTCAAAACCACAAAGAAACCCCTCAAAGGTCGAAAGAATAAGAGAAGAGGCACTAAAGAGAGTGACTGGAAGACCTATTGGGGATCTTCAGAAAAATTGATCGCAGATGTAGAGAAGCATGGCGAAGAACAATTTACTAGAGAAATACTATATTATTGTCCTAGTAGAGGTGTAGCAAGTTACCTAGAGGCGAGAGAACAGTTTGATCGCAAAGTGCTTGAAGTTGACGACTATTATAATGGTATCATTAATGTTCGTATCGGAGGTTCTAAAATTTTGAGAGAATCGCTGAAAAAGATGTTGAAAATTTAATTTGTCTAAATAGAAATAATACGAACCCGAAATTTGATTTGATATCTCAAACTTCACAACATAAAGATTAAATAATGGCCTTGCCGATAAGAAAATTTATTGTACGATTAAGAATGTGGTATGCCGACATACGAGGCCACCATGGTATGCGTTGGAATTACGAACCTGGAAACCACTATATGCGTGGAAATAAGAACAAAAGAAGAACATAATCACCCAAAAACCCCTATTTTACTAGTGTTTTTAAAGCTTGACATTTGGCTCAAAATGTCCTATAATGTATCTATATTATGAAAAAAAACACTATGAAAAAACAATCAAAGACCTTCAATGTATGTTATTTAAGAGAGTATATGGATCCTGAGAGTCCAAGTGATTACTTCGAAGCATACGAAACTATATACAGAAATGTACCTGAAAAATACAGATCAAAATTTGATAATCAAGATATGAAGATGAAAATCTTAAAATTTTGTGACTGGAACTATAAAGATTCTGCTACTAACTTTAATAATGTATCAAGAATTGAATTGATAGATCAAGACAAATACTATACTTCTTATTATGATGTGTTCGGTGATGTTATGAGTACAGATGAAAAGAAAAGAGAAAAATTACATATGTTCAATGATTACGGTCAACAGTATGATAGACAATCTATGAGAAAAGATTTCGATCCTGCTATGACAAAATCAAAAGTTTACAGTTATAACGGAACGAGGTGTCACTAATGAATAAGTTTAAAGAATTTATAATGATGACAATAATTGCTCTTGCTTTTTTACTCATTACTGGCGCTGCTAAGTCAGATGAGAAGACTACGGCAATTGTAGGTCATGTAATCACACAGGCAATTCAAGGTAATGATATGGATCATGCCGAAGTTATGACTAATGAGTTAGCTTCAATAATGCACAAATATTCAATTGAAATGACTACCGTATTATTACAATATATGCCAAGTATATTAGATAGTATATCGGCACAATTAAGATTAGAGTTAGATAAAAAATACAAATGTTCACTTCAAGGTGACTACAAGAATAAGGAGTGTTCATAGTGAGTAAGATAACAGTAGAATTAAATAAGAAAACTATACAAACTGCCTATGGTGAAATGAAGTTATTAAGAATGATTGGCTCTGCTTATGCCGATAGTGACTCGCCTATGATTAAGTTATTAAAAGAGATAAAAAGAGAAGTTAAAAAACAGAAGAAACAAGACAAACAACTCTGGAGAGAATTGTTAGATTTTTGGCCATTATCAATCGTAGTGCCATTGATGTTATTATCAATTATATTCGCACCCCTATTTCAATAATGCTACTAGACTTGACTTTAGCAATATTTTATGTTATACTAATATATATGATACCAATTCTAATGTTATGGTGGTGGAATAATGACTAGTATGATATACACAAAAAATACGAGTGGTGCTATTCGTAGAGCGAGAAGAAAGAAACCTACAAAAGGTTATCTATCAGCATTATTACAACACATAAAATTTCTAAAAAGTTTAGGTTTTAAGATTGACTCTAAAGGTAAGATGAAGCGTAGATTTAAAAAACCTGCCCCTTTAGCTCATTCGGTAGAGCAGCTGATTTGTAATCAGCAGGTGGCCTGTTCGAATCAGGCAGGGGGCACCACCACTAAACCTGTAAACAACTGGCGACTAGAAGAATCTAAGAAGTTTACGATTGCCCCAGCATATAATAAAGGTGGTTATCAAGTTATATCAAAAGACAATATTAAACATATAGGTAAGTAGCGCTTGACAAATTCAAAAAAAGGTGATATAGTATAGACTTAAATAAATTAATATTTTTATTAACTGATTTTCGGCCAAAAAAAATATTATTAACTAAAGGAAAATATAATGGAAACATTACCGAAACAAATCGTAAAGCAAAACATTGCTATCAATTACGATAATTCTGAAGCTTTTGTATATAAGTTTACGAATTTAAACAACAACTCAAAATATATAGGAATACATAAAGGAAAACCATTTGATGGTTATCTAAACTCCTCAACCAACGAGAAATTTCACGAAGATTTTTTATCTCCAAATGCTGAATTTCAATATGATGTCTTACAATATGGCACATATGAATATGTAAAAGCAGTAGAGCATAGTCTATTAAGTGAGGTAAATGCTAAAGATAATAATGAGTACTATAATAAAACAAATGGTTCTTCAAATTTAGCAATACCTAGAATTGCTGAATGTAAATATGTTGCAGAAAAAATTGCTAACAAAGAGTATGAAGGCATATCCGCTAAATTTATTTCAGTAAAAAGTTTACCTGTACGAAGATTTCAAATTAGAGAATTTTCTCTACTTCCTGCTCATGTTAAAGTATTGAGGGATATCATTAATGATAAATCTACTTTAGAACACCTGATGGTTGTTATATTAAAAGATAGATATTATCGTGGTAGAAAAGGTGATTTAATCATAGATGGTAATCACTCTATTGAGGCAGCAATAACTTCAAGATTTGCTGGTGCAGGTAGTATTCCTGTTTTAGAAATACCAGAAGATATGCATAAAGATTGGACAGATGAAGAGGTAGATATAATCGCTTTAATGTGTAATCCTAGAACTGAAAATCCTAGATTAGAATCTTCTTATGAAGATATCGCAAGACAAATCTGTAAATTGAGATTGCAGGGATTTAATTCTGCTTCAAAACCAATTAAAGATTTAAAAGATCATTTTAAACTATCTTCTAATCAAAAAACCAAAGTCAGTAAGATAGCAAATGAAATGTTTGCTGAATTAAATCCAAATGACGCAACATGGATAAATTATGGTACTGGATCAGAAGGAAGAGATATTAAAAAACTGATTGAAAAAGAGTGTGTGACTCATGGTCATCACACAGGTATTTTTTCAAAATGTTATTCTACTTCAAAGTATAATGCTTGGTCTGATTTATATGACATGATACTTTATAATGAGAAAAATCCTAATGATAAGATTACTACTTATAAAGTAAGATGGTATCATACAGACGCCAATTACAAAAAGACTTGGGAAAAGAAATGGGAAAAGAACAATGAATCTGTCATAGATTCTTTGTTAAAACCTCACGGTATTACAAGAGATTGGACATACCTAGATGAAAAAAGATCAAAGGTTGCATAATAATAATGTGGGATTTCATACTATTAATAATACTCATGTTTGGCGCTGCTTATTTTTTAGTAAATGCAGTTGAAATATATGAGTATTATTGTGATAAAATATTGAAATGGCTTCAAAATAGCAAATGGTTTTAAGGCTTGACATGCCAATTTATTTGTGTTATACTAATTCAGAAACTAACAAAAGGACTATATTATGGAAATGACTAAAGAAATTATGTTTGAACAATTTGGCAAACTAAAGACTAAAGACGAGAAAGTCAAATATCTTTTTGACTTAAAAGAAATGAAACAGAAAACACCTCATGTTTTCAGAAATATCAAAATCAGTATTAAACAATTTAACAATCTTATTAGAGAATGGTCTAGTGTTGTTCCTTTTAGTGCAATGAAAAGAGAGATTGCCGAAAGAGAAGAACGAGAAAAAAGATTAGAAATGCTAAAGAAAAAAGACTAATGAAAAAAGTATTATTAATTATAAGTTTTATTTTACTTGCTAATTGCAGTACTAAAACAAAATCTCATATGAGTAGTGTTGTAGGTGGTACAGCAGGTTATGGTACTTGCCATCATATGTTGAACACAGGTGTCGGATTAACTGCCGCTTGTACAGTAGTCGGTGCTTGGATAGGTGCGAGTATGTTTTACAATGATGATATGAATATACACAAGGCGGTATTTGTAGATACCTTAAACACATCACCAGGTAAACGAAGTCATGTATCCTGGGGTAGTCACACCTCTGGTAATTGGGGATCAATTACAGTTAATAGAACTTACCTTGTTAAAGGTGTTAAGTGTAGTGAGTATGAATCAGTTGTGAGTATTGAGAGAAGTTGGCCAATGTATGGTATTCAAAGAGAGAATGAGTTTGGTGTTGCGTGTCAAATGCCTGACGGAAGATGGTATATACAGTAATGGATCCTTTTAGTAATTTTAGAAAATATATGACATGGACTTTCATATTGATTATATTCTTAATCATATCAGGTATCGCAGTTGCAGGCGAGAAATCAGAATGGTTGAATGATAATCCTTGTATGATAAAAGTTGTTATTACCAATAAAGAAATTTGTAAAGATAGTATGTGTTTGATTAGAGAAACCATAACAGAGAAAGAAGAAGTATTAGAATGTAAAGACGGATATGATGGTCCTAATTATTGGGAACTATTTGCTCAGTTTTACTATTCAGGAATTACGCAACCTGCTTATTGTAGGCCGTATGCAAGACCAAATCATCCATTTAAAACACCTGGGATGCTTTGTCTAACAGAAGATGGTGTTTGGGAGAAACAGTAATGTTTAAATTAATAGTGCTAGTTGCTGCCATTGTTGTTATTACAACACAATGGAGTGAGTTTAACGAGATCGTTAATCTTGCAAGTATATTTGAGGTGACTAGTGAAATAATAACGAAAGTTAAGGAGTAAATAAATATATGATGAAGACTATACTAATCGCTTTACTTGCTTTAACTTTGACAAATTGTGCTAACACAAATTACAAAGTAAAACAAGAAGTGAAAGAAGAAGGAAGAGTGTTAAATCAAGTACCTCAATGGTACATTGACGCTAAGATTGATAAAGGATTTGTGTTCAATAGGGATGCTGATCTTTATATCTATTCAGTAGGTCAAGGATCAAGTCCTGATTTACAATTGGCAATTGAGAAGGCAATGATGATTGCGAAGGCTGAACTTGCTGACAAGTTAAGAGGTCAGATGAACAAGAGAACAGACTTGTATATTACCGAAGTAGGATCAGAAGGTAATAAAGAAGTTGTATCTAAAGTCGAAGAGGTAATTGTCAATGTTGTTAGAGCAACAATGATCCAAGGTTATGAATCTTGGGAGAAGGCAGTTTACGAAACACCTAACGGCGAATATAGAGTTTATATTGGTTTAAAAATGGGTGTTGGTGAAGCAAATATGCTTGCTGAATACATTGCTAAAAATGCCATTAGTGCAGTTGATGTAGATACACTTGCTAAAAATGCCATAGAAAAAGTAATAATTACTAATCCAGATGGTATACCAACAGTAGAGTAAAAAATATGACAATAACAATATACAGTAAACCAAATTGTGTCTTTTGTGATAAATCAAAGGCCTTGGTAAAAGGCCTTGGGTTGAGTTATGACGAAAAGATGTTCGGTAAAGACTTTAATTCACCTGA